TATTCGCACTGGTCTGGCTCTCTGGCTTGATCTGGGCTGGTGCGATAGCTTTTAAAAATAGAAAGGATAAGCATGAATAAACTATTTTATACAATCCTCGGCTCAGTCTCGCTGGTATTTCTGATCGTGTGCATTAATCTCAATTCACGGATTGAAAGTCTTAATAAACGTGTGAGCGATCTCGAATGGACGGTACAAGAGCATGAGTTGTCTATCCAGCGAATGGCTGAGAAGAACAATGCGCAGGATGTGATTTTAAATAAATTAAACAGCGAGTATCAGATGCGAGAGCGACAACGGGCGGAGGAATTAAAAGAGGTGGCAGAGTTGAACGGAGTAGGAGGTTAACATGGTAAGGTTTAATATGGAGATACCAATACCACATACTATATGGAAGAAGAAAAGCGATGAAACTCTTGTACGTGTTATTCTTAACGCAAGATATGACTTTGATTACAGTACGATGATTATTTATAAAGTTATCAAGAATGGTCAGAAGTACGCTACCAGCTATGATAAATTTATGAATGATTTTGAGATGAGTGAAATTAAATTCTCGGAAATCAAAACGGAGGTAAGTGGTGAACATAGCAAGTAGACTATCTGCATTAAAGTATATTGATATCAAAATCAAATCAAAACGGAAGGAGATCGAAAACCTCAAGTCTGCTATTTTAAAGGGGCAGGTATATTCAGACGAACCAAAAGGCAGTAAGCAAGGAAATGCCACGGAAGATTTAAACATCAAAATCATTGACGGGGCGGAAAAGATTCGTGCGGAGATTCATCAGCTCATGGAAGAACGCACGCGCCTTATAAATGCCATCGAGGATTTAGACGACCCGTTAGAAAATATCGTGTTGAGATTAATGTACGTTAATGGCTACTCATGGCAAGAAACCAGAAGAGAGTTAAACTGTTCTCATGCAACAATTCAAAGAGCAAGAACAAAAGCGATTGAACATTTAAGAAATGAACTAAATGTTAACAAATGATACACACAAGCTGATAATATAGTATACAGAAAGAGATTCGTAAGGCAGCAGAAACGTTCGCAAGCCTAATTGTTTTGCCTTTTTATTTAGTACCAATGATCTGCAATAGCTTTGTGGATCTCTTTTGTTATTTTAAAAGGTGATAACATGAGACCACAGAAACTAACTATGTCAAGAGGCAAGAGAGTCTTATCTGACTATGGATCAAGGCAAGACGAGTACAGGGAATACAATCGTATGCGATGGAAGTACGATCGAGAAGCCAAAGCATTTTACAATTCAAAAGAATGGAAAGCATTATCACGATTGGTTCTACTTGAGAATGATTATGTTTGTGAGTATTGTGGAGACGAAGCTACAATGAGTGATCATGTGATTCCATTGAAAGCTGATTGGAACAGAAGATTAGATAGAAGTAATCTAAAAGCAAGTTGCAAAAGATGCAATGATAAGAGAGCAATTCTCTATCGTAACAATCTATTGTGATTGTCGATAGTGTCAACCGACCGAACCGAACGGTTGGTATTGGATGAACGAACACGGATGATTTTTAAATAATGTTCGGATTTTACCCCCACGATTTTATGAACGGGGCTATATAGTTCGTTATTTAAAGGACGCGGCCTCTTTTGTACGAAAAATTCCGTTTTTAAAAAGTCATTTCAGTAAAGGAGGTGTCAATATGGGACGAAAAATGAAGCTGGTAGCAACTACTAAAAGCCATTTAACCAAAGAAGAGAAGATCGCACGCAAGAAGATTGAGGACAAGGCTTCTGACGGTTTGGAAGCATTGCAGATCACACCACCCAAGCACTTCGATGCGATCGCTAAAGCAGAATACAAGCGTGTGATTAATGATCTGCGAAAGCTACCCCTCAGAAATCTGGATAGAGCGATTTTAGAGACCTATTGTACTTGGTATGCGGTCTACAAAGAAATCTCTCGCGGATTGCAAAAGGAAGGGTATGTATACGAGACAAGCAGTGGTAAAGTCTTACCAAATAAAATGCTATACAGTCTGGAACGTGCGACTACTAACTTAACACGAGCAGCATCACAACTTGGTTTGACCGTGGACAGTCGGATGAAACTGTATGTACCACAAGTGGAAGAGAAGAAAACCAGTATATTTGATAAATTCGGAGGATAACACCTCCTTTTAATTTTAGGCCGTTGGTGTAGAGGTAACATGACAAGCTCCAACCTTGTAGTCGTGGGTTCGATTCCTACACGGTCTGTATTTTGTCAGAAAGGAGGATTGAAACAATCGTAGATAAGAAATATCAAGATGTGGCTTATAAGTACGCTAAAGAAGTGCTGGACGGAAAGCGTAGAGTGAGTGCGAAAGTCTATAAGGCTTGCAAACGACACATGAGAGATTTGGAAAATATTCCCAACAGCGACTACGACTACTTTCCAGAAATGGCGAAGAACCCGATTGATTTTATTGAAATCCTCCCAGACGTTAAAACCGGCAAACCTTATCCATTAGCAGAGTTTCAGAAGTTTATTATCGCCAGCTTATACGGTTGGCGCAGAAAGTCAGACAAGACTATCAGACGATTCAGAAAGGCTATGATATCGCTGGCCCGTAAGAATGGTAAGACAATTCTTGTAGCTGGTATATTGCTTTATGAATTTCTGTTTGGTCGCAACCCAGCGATGTCTAGACAGTTATTCTGTACGGCCAACGATAAAACGCAGGCAAAGATCGCGTTTGAGATGGCACGTAAGCAGTTAGATGCCTTGAGGGCGCAAGATGAAGATGTCCGTAAGGCCACTAAACGAGTGCGTGAAGAACTGCGAAACTTGGTAGATGAATCCTATATACGACCACTTTCCCGTGATACGGGGGCAGTCGATGGATTCGAGCCTTATGTTGGTGTACTAGATGAGTTTGCAGCATCGAAAACAAATGAAATGATCGAACTACTTGAATCTGGTCAAGGACAGTTAGATAATCCACTAATTTTGATTATCTCAACCGCTGGATTTGATTTGAATGTACCAATGCACACAATAGAGTATCCGTACATTGAACGGATTTTAAATGAAGAAATAACCGATGATGGTTACTTTGTATTTGTCGCTGAACAGGATAACGAAGAAGAGATCAAAGATGAAGCTAACTGGATCAAGTCAAATCCTATTTTAGAAGTTGAAGCACTCTATGATAATATGATTGATTATCTAAGAACACGTAGGAAAGTATCACTTGAAACTGGCACAGTTAATGAGGTGCTGGTTAAGAACTTTAATATGTGGAGACAATCATCAGAAAGCTCATATATGGATAAATTGAGCTGGCAACAAGCTAAACTCGATGAAAAGCCAAATACACGTAAGCGTAGGGTTTGGATTGGTGTCGATGTTGGTAAGGTTAACGACTTATTCGCTATATCCACGATGGTCCAGATGGACGACTATTGGTTTTGCGATAGTTTCTCCTTTGTAGCTACTAAATATGGACTAGTTGCTAAAGAGAAACGCGATGGTGTCTCTTATACGAATTTAGAACGTATGGGGGAATGTGAGATCACAACGCTTGAAAGTGGTGTGATTGATGATGAGCGTGTACTTGAGAAATTGGAAGAGATGATCTATATGAACGAATGGGAATTACAAGCGATATGCTTCGACCCATACCAATTTAGCTCATTAATCGCGATGATTGAGAAACGGCATCCAGAATGGCCACTGATCGAGGTTAGACAAAACACGATGGTATTAAATATGCCAACCAGACAGCTACGTGATGAAGTCTTAAAAGGCACAATCAAGCACGCTGGGAATCAGTTACTTACTATGGCTATCAATAATGCGCGTGTTAAGGTTGATAACAATGGTATGCGTATTGATAAGGATAAGAATAGCAATAAAATTGACCCATTAGATGCTCTATTAGATGCTTATGCAGTGTGCTACCTTGAACCGTTTGACGGGTCCGGATATTGGACAAACGAAAAAATATTGGGAGGGGGTAGCCTATTTTGATCTTACTGAAATATATACACACAATCCTATTGCTTATTGGCATAGGGTTTTTAATTTACGGTCTTTTCTTGGTGAATCCAGTAGTTGGATTTATCTCGACTGGATTAATCCTAATTATTTTAGCGATCTACATTGATCGGGGAGGTGCGCAATGAAGAAACGAATCAAGAAGAAATACGAGTTACTAGAACGTATTGAGTATTTAGAGAATGATTTCTTTAAATTTATGCAAGATACAGTAGATGTCATTGAAGTTTTAGGAAATCGGATTAAACAACTCGAACGTAAACATAAAAAACATTGATTTCGATGGATAGAAAGGAGGTGAGATTATATGAGTTTCTTTCAACCATTGGGATCAACCAAACCCTCTTACGATGATTATGTTTCTTCCGTGCTATCTGGTAACTACTCCCCAGAATATACGGGAATTTCTGCGTTAAAGAACAGCGATATCTTAACAGCAGTAACCATCATCGCTGGGGATATCGCACGTTTCCCGCTATTAAAGAAAGACTTTACGGGGAATATCGAGCAAGATGCAGATTTGAACTATCTCTTAAACGTTAAATCAACTGGTAACGTGTCAGCGCGCACATGGAAGTTTGCAATGACGGTTAACGCGATTCTAACAGGTAATTCATTTTCTCGAATCTTACGAGACCCTAATACTGATAAGGCGCTTCAATTTCAATTTTACAGGCCGTCCGAAACGACTGTAGAGGAAACGGACGACCACAGACTGATATATACCTTCCGTGACCGTTTGACGGGTAAGGCGATTGAATGTAAAGCGGAAGATGTCATTCATTGGAAGTTCTTTAGCCACGATACCATTTTAGGACGGTCTCCACTGCTATCGCTTGGTAGCGAGATCAGCCTGCAAGATGGTGGACTGAATACCTTGATTAAATTCTTCCGTGATGGATTTTCTAGTGGAATTATCAAGCTAAAAGGTGCGCAGTTAAACGGTGAAGCACGTAAGAAAGCCCGTATGGACTTTGAAAAGATGCGTGAGGGTTCGACTGGTGGAAGTCCTTTGGTATTTGATGACACACAGGAATATACACCACTCGAAATTGATACAAACGTTTTGCAGTTGATCACATCTAATAACTTTACGACCGCACAAATTGCGAAAGCCTTGCGAGTACCTAGTTATAAGCTGGGTGTGAATAGCCCTAACCAGTCAGTAGCACAGTTGGCCGAGGATTATGTTGCGAACGACTTGCCGTTTTATTTTGACGCAATCACGAGTGAACTGGCTCTTAAAGTGCTGGGCGATGAAGAGCGCAAACTATTTAAGATCGAGTTCGACACTCGAAGCGTGACGGGTCGTAACGTAGATGAAATCACGAAGTTGATTATTAACCAAGTTATCACACCCAACGAGGGGCGTGTGGAACTTGGTAAAGAGCGTTCGTCTGATCCTAACATGGATCGTTATCAGTCCAGCTTGAATTATGTGTTCCTCGATAAGAAAGAGGAATATCAAGCAATGAAAGGGGGTGAGAATGAAGATGGCAAAGAGAATCAAGATGAAAGGGCCACTAATTCCGAATAATAGTCAAGAAGCCTACGACTACTTTGGCTTGGAAGCGGTAAGTGCTAAATCTATCACAGATGCCTTTCCAGAAGACAATGGCGACATCATTTTGGAAGTTAATTCAAACGGTGGACTTGTCACAGTTGGTAGTGAAATCTATACAGCTTTAAAAAGCTATTCTGGGAATGTGACTGTAGAAGTGACTGGAATGGCTGCGAGTGCTGCAAGTGTTGCGATTATGGGCGCTGACAAGGTGCTTATTAGCCCAACAGCACAAATCATGATCCACAAGGCACTTTACGGATACGTATCTGGCAATAGTGATGATTTAGATAAGGCTTCTAATGCACTGAAATCAAGCGATCAAGCTATTATCAATGCTTATGTAGCTAAAACTGGTTTATCAGAAGAAGAAATCCTTGACATGATGAGAAATGAAACTTATATGTCAGCTAGTGAAGCGGTTGAAAAGGGTTTTGCGGATGAAGTGATGTCCTTTGATGATGTTGGAGCAGTAGCAAGCCTTGAAAATGGATTGTTACCGCAAGCGGTTATTGATGACTTCTACGCTAACCGTAGCAAGCGTAAGTCAGAAATTCAAAATATGCTACGAGAAATCGAAAAAGAAG